GCTTTACCACCTGTGGCCAATGTGGGGCTTATGGCTGTCCAAAACTCTTCTGCAATCTTGTTCTTAACGAATGCTAACTCGTCGCAGAACAATAAACTGATGCTCTTACCACGTCCTGAACTGGCCGTTGTGGTCGTGCTTTCAATCTTGCTACCATTATCAAACACAATCTTTTGCACATTGTATGTGACGCCGCCTGGTCTCAACCAATCCGGCAAGTGTTCATATGCAAATCTCACGCGATCCATTATTTCAGTAGCAGCTTTAAACACGTTACCCGCAATCAACACATTAACATTCTCTTGAAAGATTGCAAACCATAACATGTATGCAGCAGCAGTTGTGGTTTTCCCCAACTGGCGAGAGCACATGGCCACCACTTGCCGGTAATCTGAGTAGGTTCTGATCATGTCCTCTTGAAAATCAAATAAATCAAATAATAATTTACCCTGTGTGGGATGTGTGATGTACACATAATTTTTAGTGAAGTACACAGGGTCCAGTGCACATTTGAGAAATTCTGATTGTTGATTAGCAGTTAGGGCGATCTTTTGGTGAGGTGCTTTTACAAGCTCATAGCCCGGGCTGTTTAATTTGTTAATACTCATGGGTCAATGCAATCTGAGAATGTCGTCCACACTCTTGTATGTTTGGAATGGAGTGTCGTTGACTCCTAAAAGTATTTCTTTAATAACTGCATGAATGTTGTGCTTCCAGTGCAACAGAAATTTATGCACTCTGTGTAATTCAGGTATTTGATCTTCTGTGCTCCACACAAATTCTTGTAACACATGGCGATAATCTGGTCTATAATAGATTATGTTGAGTGTCACAATAGACTTGCGGGGCACAACAACCATGTTACTTGGGTAGATCCTGCAATTTGATAGTGCTCATGGGGCTGTGTGTGCCATCTGTTACTGGATCTTGATCACGTAACGGATCATGATCAAAATCATCTCTATCTGTAGCAGTCAGAGGACTTATTAAACCAGCTTGATTATCATTTTCCAATATGAATTTATCATATGCTGCCTTTATAACAGTATAATCCACATCTTCCTTCATTTCTTGCTTGAGGGCATTTGAGCCATACTTGGCACTGCTGAACCGCTCAGGCAAGTCAGCCTTACCTGAAAACTTATAGCTGGTCATGTCAAATTCAATTGCATCATCTGCCTCACCATGACCATAATCATATTCAGCTCGTTGTTCCATCACATGGGCATCATCACATCCACAATCTGACTGTGCAGGCTCATCCATGGTGGTTATTGTGTCCACAACAGGATCACATGGTGTCATGCCACTCAATTGCAGCAGACGCATGATCTCGAGTGGATAAGATGTAGTCAAGTGCAGTTTACTACCTTGTTCACCGCTCACAGTAAGTTCATATGTGTTCATGATTTGTCCCCTCTCACAGGCGCAGTAAACATGTCGTATACTACAGTTTCACCTTTAATGTTCTTCTTGACTTTGAAGTATCTTTTTCTGTCATCATCCAGGCCGCCTGTCATGTTCACCAGTGTGGATTCCACAGGTTCTGGTAAATCTTCATACTTGTTTTTGTACACAGGCTTGGGCGTATCATATGCTTTGTTGAAGTCGTCCATTTCAGGATGCATTTGCTTGGCATGTGCTTCACGCTGAGCCGTAGTCAAAAAGTCATCCTGTGTGAAATAGTCACTTGTGGTTCTGGTGCTTGCCACTTTACTCAAATAATTAAGGAACTTTTTATTGTATGTGTCCCCAAATATATCTTTAGGCAATGGTTGTTCTGCATCCAAGTAACGTGGATTAGTGCTGAGCAAGCTGGCATCAAGGGCATGACCAGCATCTGCAGCCAGTTTATCCAAAGTTTGTAATAACTGAATACGTGCAGAATCCACTTCAATGGCTTCGTTGTCTGATCTAACCACCACAAACTTTTCAGGCACACTAAGTATGCTTCTGATTTCCTGTTGCAAAATGTAAGCACTCACAGGCACACCAATAGCGAAGTCCACATATATAATGTTTGAGTTTTCCACATCTGTAAATTCCAGAGTGTCCAGATCACCATCCACTTTTTGTATTGCGCCTATACGTATTAATTTGTAGCGATCCAGCAGCCGCTCCAAGTTTTCCATGCGGTCGTCTGTGAGATCCACCACAGTCTTGAGTCTATAGTGGAATTCACGTTGTGCTTCCATTAACCGTTGTTTAAAAGTTTTCATGTTTGCGTTCCAGTCCATGTGACCTATTTAGTGGGTGTCTGGCTTAAAGCTTTGATCTGACTCAACAGCTGGTTTCTATCCAGCACAGTCACCTGATCTTGATTTATCAGCTCAGGCTTATCAGGTGCTGACCTGTCCATTTTGATGCGATCCATTTCCAGCTTCATGAGCTTGAGCTTTTTTTCCATTTTGGAATTACGAGCATCTGATGCAATTTTGAGCATGTTCCCGCTGGCATTGAATATCTCCCCAGCATGCTTGACTTCCACACTCATACCCAAGTCATGTAGTGTTTTTCCGTATTCCATGGCCAATTGAGCTATCTCATCCATTTCTTCGTCATGTAATTCTGACGGATCCACTTGCTTAAAATTTGTATCCAGGACTTGGGCCTGTTTCAGTAAGCCCTCTGGTGTGATACTATCTTCTAGTGCAGCAATACCAAATGTGTCTTCCAGTTTTCCGAATCTGGTCATGATCTCACTTCTTTTTGGCTTTCTGCGTTACAAAAATATCATCTTCATTTAGGATTCTGAATACCACACCATGCTTGGCACACCAGATGCTTGCAGCCTGCCACTTGGCAGTATTCAGTAGCACATAGGCCTTGTCTCGCTTGCTTTTGGCAGCTTCCATGAAGGTTTCCTTCTTGGGCTTTACTTCCACCAATTCCACTCGGGTCTTACCAGATGCATCAGAATACTTGATCAAAAAATCAGGCACATACACAGTATGCTTGCCTGTCAGCGGATTTTGATAGGGAATTTGCAAACATTCACTACCCCACTCTAACACGTTGGGATGACTGTCCAAAAAGGACATAACTCTTAATTCCCATGAACTGCGATATTGAATGCGCTTGTTACCAACGATTTTTTGTGGATTTTGGGGCACAAATAAGCCCTGTGTGTATTTGCTGCTCATGTCAACCGATATTTAGGTAATTACCTGGTTTGGTTTAAAACCTTAGTGGCTAACATGATGTTATTCAGGTACATGGGGCGTGGATCACCATCATTCACGCCTATCTGGCTGTGAGCTGTACGGAAAAAATTGATGTTTTCCAGGAGTGCATCACTGGCAACACCTGCCTGAAACAGTGAGTTTGCACCCACACCTTGATCCTTGGCAGTCACGGCTGTGATGGCGCCAAACATTCTGCTCAATGTGGTGGGTACATCTGGTTGTTCCCACAATCCCTTGCTCACATTAAAACTTTGAGGATCTATCTGAAAGCTGTTGTCCAGAGGCGAGTTATTCAGTGTGTATGCATCTGCCTGTATGCTTCTGCTTACTACCTGACCAGTTTGTGCATCCACAAACTGGCTTGTGCCATTTTGATTTACCACAATTGACTCGCGGCCCAAGTTGCCGCTTTGGTCTTTTAAATTTCTTGTGATTAAATCTGTCATCTGAATGAACCCCATCTGCTCAATGTTGTACCACCCAACGCTCTGGCCACTCTGGGCAGAAAGCCTGTTACACCTGATGCTCGGATGGCATTAGATCCCAGACCAGCCAACACTCCGCCCACAAAAGGTATTTGACTTACACCACCCAATAGTGAGTCCACTGTGCTCTCAATATTATCATTCAGATCCAGCAGGAAAGAGTTAACTCCTCCAAATGCATCAGATGGTTCATAATAATCACCTATGTCCAAGCCGAACAATTGTACTTCTTTAGCACTCACAGGGGCCGCTACTTGAGTATAAACAAAACCTTCATGCTTTATACCCATGTCAATACTGGCTAACTCACTTATTGCTGATGAGTCCATTGCATCAAATGTGATGCTTTCAATCTTGGGATTATAAAATGTGACTTGTGTGAATTTTTTACCATAAAATGTATATACATCAAGTGTGTCGAAAAAACTGTTATTACCGTTGGCACCACCTTGTGGTGAAAATCCCCAACCATTTCCCACAGGGAAATCAGTCCTGTTGTTGATCACTCCTGTCTTCCAGGATACGGCTGCGCTCTTGGGCCTACCATCACCAAAGTACCATTTGTGATAGTCCCTCCAGACTTTCAACACTCTGTCATCCACAGTGTCATGCAAGCTCAAACTGATGTCTGGATAATCAATGCTGGTGTGCACCACTCTCTTGCGATTGTATTGATTGAGAGTTTGTAGCTTGGGACTGGCCTTTGCACGATCCACTTTGCTGATCTGAAATGCAAAGCCAGACTGCCAAGTCTGAAAGTTCTGTCCTTTGGCACCCACACCTGGGGTAAAGCAGGCATAAAACATGAATTTATGTCTGGGTGTGGCCTGTATGACCCTATTAGCCTTGTTTACAACCGTGGCTCTCTTGTTGTTACGCAACATTAGAGGCAGGCCCCTGTAGTAGATCCTGCTGCCCGCGGCGGCGCCTGTGGAGGTCACACCGCCAGTCAAGGCTTGGGTCACATTACCTATGCCAGCGCTCACAATACTCATAAACTAACCTTAACCTACAGTCACACCAGGTCTAAACTGTGGATTCAATTCCATGAGTCCGTCAGCTAGTGTGGCATTATCATATCTGATTGTCATGTTGATCATGACAGGATCACTGCTGGAATAATCTAGCTGCTGATAATCAACTGACTTGAGGAAACAACCTTCCAGAGTCCATTGCTCAAACACTGTTTCATTACCACCATCCATGATTTCCATGATGGTGGTAAATTTGTAATTGATGCCTGCTGCTGCACTTGTTTGTTCAAAGAAGTTCATCTGCTTTTGTAGTTGGTGGCCCACCAGCTTGCTTACAGAGTTGGTGATGTCGTCTCGTACTTCCAGTTGGGTTTCCTGCCATGTGGCTTTGCCCGAATAATACATCACACTGTTGTATGAGTGCATTGTGCCTTCTTCAAAGTTCACGTTAGGGCGGTTTGCAGTCACCACTTGTTGGGTGAGTTCCAGGCCACCTGCAATGGGTCCGAAATTGATCACACGCACTCTAAAGCGATGTTTGATCTTGGGCTGAAATTGGCCAGTTCGGGTACCGTTGATGGGAACGCCAAACTTACTGAGGGTCTCTACCATAAATTATCTCCACACGAGAAAGTTGTTGTGTGGATATTTATGGTGAACAGATTAAATTTTCATGGGGGTCACACCTTATGCGTGCCCCACCTGCCCATATGCTAGTTCTGCTATTGTTTCTTGTTGATTGATTAATCCCTGATAAATCACTTGTTGACTGGATTCCAACACTTCTGCTTGATGGTCTTCATGCACCAAACTGACCAAATTACCCAAACATTCACTAAAACATTCAATAGTTACACCCAGTGCATTATTCTTACCCAGTTTTTTACTATAAAACTCCAGGATCTCCACAGCATAGCGAGTGATTTCACCACACACATACTGCCTAGCATGTTCTCTTTCTTCGTTTTCTGTTTGATCTAAATCTAATTCATCTGTATCTAAAGGTGATTCCCATTCAGGTTTTACGTCGTCTCGCATGATATCTCTCCTACTTGATTGATGTTAAGTGTAATTTCAATTAAGTCAAACCATAGTAAAGCGTAGTGAATTCGTTGTGAATATTTACTTTGGATCAGTTGCCTGTTATCATGCTGTTCTACATGTGTGCATTTTACTGCAAGTGCTGTTCTCATTAGTATAACACATGATGTGGTTAAAAGTGTTTGTCACATTTATATTTTTTAAAATTTGCTCTATTGCGCATGGAAATCTGCTTGGGAATATCCAAGATAATGTGCTGAAAACCTAGATAAAAATACAATAAGCGGAAAAGTTGCCTTCTCCGCTTATCAGAAAATTTACGTGTGTATGTGTACCTTATACTGGTAGTGGATCACCAGTGTTCAGGATGCGCACAGGTATGTAGATGAATTCCACAGCCTTGGTGGGCTTAATTGACTAAGGCTCATATAGGCAAGTAATTATAATTATGCTAAACTCTGCGACATAAATACGCACGACCCGGGAGGCAGATCATGAACGACCTAAAAGACATTCTTAAAATTATTCCTAAAAATAAATGGCTAAACACAGTCAAAAAGCATGCAGTGTGGACGCAACATCTTAAAGGCTTGTACCCGTTTACTACCAAATTAAATGAACAAATCTATTTGTTTGTTCATGAACTGGTGTGTCCCCCAAAATGTAAAGTTATCATGTGTGACAAACAAGTAAATTGGATCACCAACCATTATACTACCACCTGCTCTAGCTCTTGTGCACAACAATTGAGAAAACAATCAGGCGATTTGTCTAGAATTCAGGATAAAATGAAAGCCACCATGATGCACCGTTATGGTGTTACAAATGCAAGTCAGAGTGAACATGTAATAAACAAACGCAATCAAACCATGATGGATAGATATGGTGCATTGGTGACTCCCCATGCAAGAGAAAAAACTAAGTCTAGAGCAACCACTCTAAACTCAAAGGGGAGACAAACCATCAAACAGCGTTATGGGGTAGAAAACGCAAGTCAAATTCCCGGCCACGCTCAGAGAGTTAAAACCACATTACAACAAAATCACGGTGTGAATCATCCCGCCCACATACCATATGTGCAAGAGGATAGATTAACCAAAAGAATAGGAAAATATCAAGATCTTGCCTGTGATGTGGTCACTATAACTGATTGGAGTCCAGCGTCGCAGCAATTGAAAGACTTTTATGAAAATCCCAATCCTAGAATAGAGTTCAAGTGTAACACATGTGATCATGTGGAAGAATTAGCTATGGAAACATTCAGATGGCGCACGCATGAATGTGGCACCCCATGCATCAAATGCAGCGGTCTTAACAAAGGAAGTCTACAAGAACGGCAATTGAGAGAGTATGTCGAGTCTTTGGGAGTCACAACTGTTGCTAATGATAGATCTGTGTTGCATCCTCTTGAGCTGGACATATGGTTACCTGAACACAATTTGGCTATTGAATATTGCGGGCTATATTGGCATAGTGAGCTGCATGGCACAAGTAAATTTAGCCACTTGAACAAGATGATACAATGTGCAAACAAAGGCATACGACTGATCACCATATTTGAAGATGAATGGCTACACAAGTCACAAGTTGTGAAAGATAGAATTAAGAACATGCTGGGGTTAAATGATCACAGGGTGGGCGCTAGATTACTTACATGTAGCCCAGTGTTACCATCAGCAGCCAACAAGTTCTGTAGCCAACATCATGTACAAGGTGTGGGAAAAACTGTACATGCATATGGATTATATGAAAATAATGAGCTAGTAAGTGTGATCACATTCAGTGCCTTAACACCTGCCAAAGGCAGTACACCACTAGCACATGTGTGGGAATTGAACAGGTTCTGTACCAAACCTGGTTTGACCATATCAGGTGGTGCTAGCAGAATGTTCACATCATTTGTGAGAGATCTGGATCCAGTTCAGGTTGTCAGCTACAGTGACAGAAGATGGAACACAGGCCAAGTTTATGCACAGTTGGGATTTGATCATGTGCATGATACGGGCCCCAACTATTGGTACGTTGACTTTAAATCCCTGACCCGAATTCACCGCTATAATTTACGCAAGACTGGTCAAGATGATGCATCACTAACTGAGTGGCAGAATAGACAAAATCAAGGATGGAATCGAATTTGGGATTGTGGACACAGCAAGTGGATCTGGAACAAATGAGCAGAGTGGCATCAGCCACTCTGCTCAAGTAATCAAAGTTTAAACTGGTAGCGGATCACCAGTATTCAGAATACGCACTGGTATGTATATGAATTCTACCGCTTTGACTGGTTTGACTGCGATATCGATCCACAGTTCATTTCTGTCAATTCTGGGAGGAGTGTTATTAGTTTCATCACACAACACTGCAAAGTCATACACAGCTCTGAGTGCAACCAGGTCGCCCATGAAGCTTTCAAATGTACGCTCTACAGCATCACGTGTGTATTGATCATTGGGCTCAAACAAGAATGGTTTAGCCAAATTATCCAGCTGATAGTTCAGATAGTTGACCAATCGGCTCACGTTCACTCTGTTCATTGCGCTATCCACTGGGCTCAAAGTCTTCTGGCCGTAAATTACCAAGCCTCTACCTGGAATAAATCTGATTGGATTGATATCATTTTCATACAAGAAGTCACTCTGCCCCTGTGTTAATTGTACAGGCACATATTCATTTTCACCGTTAAGGTACCCCACGCTGGTTAACACACTCACAAGGCCTCTGTTGAAACCTGCTGGTGCAAACCACTGGTAGCTGACTTGGTCATTGAATGCATATGTGCGTAGCACTGCCACACTGGGAGGCACAAACACTTCATTGCCATCCAGGTTGGTGGCCAGACCCCAAGGATAATACACACCAGCATATCTAGAGCGAGTGATCAGACCATCTTCTCCATTAGAAGGTGCGTTATTGGAGTTAGTAGCCCATGCCTGGATGCTGGTGCCATCAGGTGTCAGTCTGGCAGGTGGATCCACAATCACAAATGCCACATCCTTCTTGTCTGTGTTGAGTGTGACCAGCTCATCAATCAGTTCTGGATAACCAGGTGCGCTCAACAAGTTGAAGAAGTTGGCTTCAGCTCTGATTTCCTGGTTGCTCACAATAGCAGATGCCATAGCCTTTACAACCATTCTGCGTTGTGCTTTACGTCCCATGTATGGGGCACCTGTGTTGGTCAAACCACTCACTGTGACCCAACGATCACGATCAGTAGAAACACCTTGAGTAAGGTAGTTTATGCGCCATTCCTTAACATTGTTGGATGAATATCTCAGGTTGAAACCCAACAGGCCAAAAGGATAGCTGAGTGCACTAGGAGCATCTTCATCCACATAGTCACTCACCAGCATGTCTGAAATCAATTCACTGCCTGTGAGTTCACCATTGTCATTGGGTCTCATGTCAGCAAACACAATACCCTGGCTGCTGGTTTGATCTGTGTTGTCAATCAATGTCCACAATAAATTCAGACTGTCGTAACGATAAATCTTGGGGTAGTTTTCCAAGTCGCTTGTGTCAATCCACAAATCCATGTCAGCCAATGGAGTGAAACCATCTGTTTGGGTGGAGGGCTCTGTCGCACTCAACAGTACACCACCAGGGTTTGTGGCAGGGTACATGTTGCGATAACCCATCCACATTGTGCCATCACTAACCATGATGTCCACTCTGAGATTTTGGTTGAACCAAATAGTTCCAGCGTCTGGTGATGCTATGGGTATAGATGTACCCTGGGCATACGGAATATCTTGGGTGTTCAAGGTCAGGCTGGATGCTGCTGTCCATGCGGTTCCATTCCATATCTTGACCAGGAATGTTGCAGTGGAAGGCACAGTTATGTTGCTGTTGTATTGTACATACACACTGCCAATCTGTCTCTGGCTACTATAGCCCATGTTTGCACTTGTGTCATCCACATACAATGGAGCAGGTCTGGTCTGCCAAGTGCTTGTACCAGCGTTATATCGCTTTACGTTATACACTGCTCCTCTATTACCTGCAACGGTGTTGATCCAAATGTTGCCGCTGGCCACTTGGCTGAGTGTTCTGGGTTGTGGTGCTGTCTGTGTGTAGCCCTGGTAAACCAAGCTGTTACCCAGCGTTGCACCACACGGAATGCCACACCGCTCTGTGAAGGGTGTAACAGGTGTTATATTGACCCCGTTACGGATGGTGAAAAAGGTGCCGCTCTTGTTTACAAACTTAAAGTATTGTACAGCACCCACTGTCACCAAGCTGGCCTCAATGTAAGGACTCAATAAACTGCTGGCATTAATCAAGTCCCTGTATTCTGTTGCGGTTACCCCTGTGGGTTCAGTCACAGTGATTGTGTCTGATACGCCGCCCACTGTGATTGTGATTGATGTGGTGTCGGGATAAATTGTGGAAGTCACATTAGTTGTGCCTGTTACTTCTCCATAGAGGGTTTGTGCTTGAGCAATACCCACCGCGTCAAACAATCCACCCACGGTATCAATCAATTGTATGTCAGTGCCTGCATAGTTGGTGATTCTCAAATAACTGTCTGGCCCACGGTTAAAGATGCTAGCAACTGCAAGTACATTATTAGATGCAAAATCCTGGTTCAATCTGCTCACAAGCAGAGCAAGTGTGGGACTGCTATACACACTTGCTATTTGTCCATCATTGTTTAGAGTAATATCGGGGGTGCTGAGGGGCAGCTGGGCCGTCACAGTAGTAGAAGTGACATTAATAACAGGATAATTCACACCATTAATACTAGGGGTAGATGTGTTATCTGTAAATCTCACAGACTGTCCCACCACAAAGTATGGTGTAATGTTTGAAGCCAGTGTGATTGTAAGTTGTTTTAGAGCATCGTCCCAGCTCAGTAAGCCCGAGCCCACATCTTTGGTCATCCTAAAGTTCCAACTGGTGGTACCCATGAGGATACTGCTTTGATCATCAGATAGGAGTGTGGGGCTATTATTGGTGCCTGTGACCACAGTGGGGGTGGCTTCACACCAACCTGCGCCTGGCACTTGAGCATCTGTGCTACCAATCACAAACCATCTGGCTTGTGTGGTGTTGTTGGTGGTGATCACAATCTTTTCATACATCTGTACTTGGGTGACCAGAGTGTTACTTGCGTTTATGCTCTTGTATGCATTCACTGCCACACTGCCCACTGTACCCAAGCTTCTAACCGGCAGCACTGTCACATCAGGGGTGGCAGTGAGACCCAATGCATCTAGCACGTTGGCGTCGGAGTCTGTTAGCAGGATACCGTTCTCAATATTCACATCCAGACTTACTAATCTTATGTTGTATGCTGTGGCAGCAGCAGTGCTAGCAGGTGAGCCAGTTTCATAACTGATCACTCTCTCTGTAACTTCAGCTCTCAGCACCTTAACCTGTGCATTTGTGCTACTCAATATGGCAGTGTTTATCTTCTGCACAATTTCCAGCAAGCTGTCTGTGACTAATATTGTAACTTGAAGATTAAGAGTGGTTTTGTTGATTACTAGATCACCAGCCTCACCTAAATCTGCATTAGGATCCAGGATGGGTGCGTTAGTCACACCTTGCACCTGCAATTCCAGCTGGCTAGCGGAATCAATTACTATGGGCTTGATGGCTCCCCATGCCAAGCTGCTGTTGATGTTGCCATTAGATCTGAACATGCCCCAGCTGCTATTACCAGTGTCCAACCAATATGAACCATTTTTGGGTGTACCAGAAGGTGGGACTGCTGAACTTTCCAGTGCCGCCAAATCCACATCTGCTCTCATCACAAATGCTCTGTTGGCCAATCCCAGGTACTGGAAGGCTGCATACAGACCCCATTCGTTAAGCTCACTGCCATTCTGGGGGGTTCCAGCTTGGGTGGTGAATATGGGATTACCAAAAGTTTGTATGAGTTCTCTTTGAGAAGTGATACCATACAGCTTGTTGGCGTTTGCCTTCACAGTGCCTGGTGCAATAGATGTGGTGTTACCAGGCTGCCCTTTATCTTGAGCAGTAGCTAGCATAATGAAAGGCACGGTGCCCTGTTGGCCCCCTGCATAAAAACTTTCATCTATAATTTGGACTTGAACCCCAGGGCTCACAAGATTTGCCATTTTGACCTCATGCAGATATAACGCTTGTAGCGATATTTAGCATGTGGGTTTAAAAACCATGGTTTTTTAGTTAGTGGTTATCAAGTGGTAATAGATTGGGCCCATTCCAGCACCAGTGTGGTGAGATCTGTTATACTGCCAGTATTTTCAATCACATGGTCAAAGTCCCAGCCCAGCCAATTGGTTTCACTGTAATGCACATCCCGTAATTTACGCATAAAGGGTTTTATGATGTTCTGTTGCCATTCTGGTCTGTTATTCAACCAGAGTGCTTGAGAATACCATGCAGGTAAAGGGTCACGCTTGACCCACACACAGATGCCACCCTGTGCCTTGACCATGCTTAGTTCTTTTTTGAACCTTGTGTCAGTGATCACACAAGTGTTAGTGATGTGCAACAATCTTTTGTGCATGAGATCACACCACTGATCATCATTAAATTTGCGACGGATCAGATCTGAACCAATCTGTGTCATGGCTTTTCTGGGTGTGAACTCATAACCCAGCTTTTGACTCCAGAAAGGATCTGGCTGCTCTCGCCATGCTCTGCTTTCTGGTGTGATGCCCTCCAACATATCATACTCCCAATCAAACATAACACTAATGGTTTGTTTGAGAGGATCTGCAAAACTCATAGTGTCCCAACCAAAGTGATTTTTGAGAATGGTGCCCACAGTGTCTTTGCCATGACCCTTGAAACCGCTGATGCTGATGATTTGCTTTTTCATGTGTGTAGTTTATGATCACACAACACACACAGTCAATGTTTACCCAATCACAAGCCCTAGGGGAGTGCCATTATCAATGTAATTATTGATTTCAATTTCCAGCTTTTCGATTTCTGCCACTGCCTCAGATTTCAATTCTGAGCCTTTTAGTGTTGCGCCACCTTGGGGACCCACAATTTGACTGAATTTGGAGTAAGCTTGACCCAGCATCTCTTTGCACAGAGCAAGTGTATAAGATCTCACCCAAGGTTTGGCAAATGGATCTTTCAGTATCATGTCATCAGGCTTGACCTTGGTGACCCACAATAACACACTTTCCTCACCCAGGATTTGACGCACAATGGTGAGCTTTTTGCTCACAGTGTTGTAGTGATACATGACATCCCTACCAAACATCCTGCCTGCTTGTTCCTGGTACTGATAAAACAATTCAAAAGTCAACAAGCCAGCAGTGTATCCGCCACCTGCTCCGGCTTGCAACAGATACAAGTTGGTGTATGCCAAACTGAAAGGATCAATATATGTGCCGCCTGTGGTACCGCCCAATCCTCTTCGGAAAATTTGGCGCACATCTGTGATTTCGTCAGGCAAGAAATATTCTGTTTGGTAAGGTTGCAGTGCTAGGAACGCATAAGCTTCTTCCACAGAATTGGAGCTACGTTGACGGTATCTGTCCAGGGCAATTCTCATGGCAGTCTGGTAGTCTTCTTCTTCTAATTCTACCTCTACCATGCTGCCGCCCAACATGCGCTTAATGTCGCCAATTATCTCTTGTTTGGGACTGATTGTTGCACTCATTTACATCACACCTTCTGCGTTTGATGTATTTACCTATTGCATGGCAGTTCCCATTGACTCAATTCATTAACTTTTTGATGGCATCATATTGATCGCATACTCCCATCCAGTTCATGCGCAATAAGAATGCAAATCTGGCTGTACAAAACAACAGCACCAGGAAGCCCCAGCTGAACATCATGTACATGATCATGGTGATCATGCTCCACCATACAGTGTTGGTGATCACATAGTTTAGCATGTGCACACAGGTGGTGGTCTTTGCAATACAGTTAATCACAGTCAGTCTAGCATGAAACCATGCCATACATATGGCACCCACGGTAAAAAACGCATACAACATCAGAATGTACTCCAGGTGCACATGGTCATGATTTGGTCCTCAAATTGATCAGGCGTGTAAGATCGCATGCTCACAACTGGTGAGGCACACATCATGATCACAAAAGGCATTTCAGGTTCTGCGCACCAAATTTGTACACCATAGGATGCACTAGATACGCCTCTGCGGGTGATGAAAAACTGTTCATGTCCCAACTGATTGAGTTCACGTGTTATTTTAAACACATGGGCTGAGTCTGTAATGGGCTTACCCCACCAATTATTGCACACTACACGATGCCAAGGCAGATGTGAATACACAAACAATTGATCTTGTAACTTGGATGCGTTTTTGGCATTCACGTGTACTTGACCTGATTGTTCATCTGCTGTCCACCACATGTGTGTAAATTTGGTGGAAAAACATTTACGGGCCATTAGGCGTGTCCATGGTAATGATTTGCTCAATCAGCCATTCTGATTCCATCATGGGCATCAGACTACCTCCACCTTGTTCCAGAATGCCTTCACCACACTGCGGCCACGATCCTTGCTGAGACCCAGCTGGCTGCACACCAGCTCAATCATGCCTGCCTCATTCACACTCACCTTGTTCACACGAATTAGGTCACGCACCTGACTAGCCACAGTGGGCGCAGCCGTATCACGCTTGGTCTTGGTCAAGATCACCTTGGTGTCCTTGACCTTGACATCCTTGACCTTGACATCCTTGACCTTGGTCCCCTTCACAGACTTGGCGGGCTTGACCATCTGGGTCTGCACCCTGGCTTTCTGCTTCCTGATCTTCTCCTTGACAGCCTTCACATCACCGCCCAAGGTGTGCAGCACCTCCTGCAAGGGTTTAACCCAGGTCTTGATGGTCTTGTCAGCCAATGCCTCACGCACACTCTGGGTGTAGTGTTCCACAAGGCGCTTGCGCACCTGTGCCTTGGCACCTTTGGTGTCCAGGATCTTGGAGACCTGATCGTGTACATCCTTTAGCTCCACCTTGCCTGCACACACCTGCGCCCGCAAGTTGTCAATCAGGCTGTAGCAGCCCTTGTAGATCTCGTTCATGCGGCTAGCAGAAGTGGTCTCAATCTCCTCAAACAGACCCTGCTGCTTGGTGTCCGCAACCACTTGGGCATCACGCACCCTCTCCAGGGCGGCGCGGATCCGCATAACAGAGCCGTTGCTGAGTTCAGCACCACGATTCACACAGTATGCAATCTTGCCCAACAGCACGCTGGTTACACCGTCCAGGCTGCCCATGTAAGACACCAGGTCCTCCACCTTGCGCTGGACCAAAAACTGCTCCAACTCAGTGGTTAGCTCGTCCTCACTCACTTCGTAATGCACCCAGTTGAGCGCCTTGGCGTAGTCACCAGCAAAGCCAGTGGACTGATAGTTAAGGGCTGCAAAATTGGGCTCATTACCCACCATGTCACGTGCTTTCTTTTCCGTAGCGGTAAGCTTTGCCATGTGCAGTTCTCCGTTCCGTTATGAGTGCATTATAACATGGTGTGGGATTTAGTCAACCACTTTTTATGAAACCAACCCACGCCAGCCTGAGATAGGACTGTAACACAGAATGGGCTGAGTGTGTTGATAAATCACACTCTCAAAGCCAGCTTTAACTGTGGCTGCCCGCGCATGGGTAAGATTATCACCCACATACACATCATATCCAAAGTTGGTGAGATGTACACGATACATGGTCCATATCCCTTCTCATCGTCCTATGTGCATAATAGCATATCCACATAATAAGTCAACAGGTTTTTGCACAAAAAATATCACATGACATCAAGCAGTGCATCCAAGCTTAAATAACACAAAGGAGATCTCTCATGCCCCCATTAATATTCTGGAAAGGACCTGGTGCCAGAGGCAAGGATTATCAGTTCTTTGATAGACAGGCTAGTGAATATATTAGGATAGGCGCTACCGAATGTTACGTACACAAATATCTGGGACCCACATCCACTCTGAACAGCACCCCAGATCCTGACGATAACATTTTGAACATTAGCGATCT